ATGGCATTTTCAGTCGGATCTCTCGTTAATTACAACAACGAACAATCAACAGACTTGTTGGTTAAAGCATTGTTCAGCGGCAAAACTGCTGCTGCGATGTACGCTGCTAACCAAGTGCAAGTAGGTGTAAAATCATCTGCTGCCTTGAACATCATCGCATCTACAGTTTTCCTACAGGCGGACGGCTGTGGGTACTCACCAAGTGGTACAACTACCTTCAGTCAGCGTAACATCACCGTTGGTGCTGTGAAAGTTGAAGAAACTTTGTGTCCTAAAACTTTGGAAGCAAAGTGGATGCAAACACAAATTATGCCTGGTTCACCAACAATGATTCCTTTCGAAGAGCAGATTGGTAACGAGAAGGTAGCCGTGATTGCTCAGACTTTAGAAACTGCTCTTTGGCAAGGTGATACCGCTTCAGGTAATCCTAACTTAAGCCGTTTTGATGGTTTCAGCAAAATCATCGCTGCTGCATCTCCAACATTGGCGAATGCTGCCCCAACAACTTTCACAACTGTAACTTCTGCAAACATCGATGACATCTTAGATCAAATCTATGCAAACATCCCTGCTGCCGTTGCAACCAAAACTGACTTAGTTTGTTTCTTGGGTGTTGATGCTTACAAGTTGATGTTGGTTAATTTGAAGAACGCCAATTTGTTTCACTATGTGGCTGATGCTGCAACTGAAATGGAAATGGTTTATCCTGGAACTAATATGAAGTTGATCGCCGTTGGTGGTTTGAACGGAACAAACAAATTGTTTGCTGGTTCATTGTCTAACTTCTTCTTAGGAACTGACCTTGCAAACGAAGAGGAAATCGCAAAACTTTGGTACTCTGAAGATTCTGACGAAGTTCGTTTCCGTTTGACTTTCAAGTATGGTGTGCAGGTTGCATTCCCATCTGACGTTGTTTATTTCACCCTTTAATCTAAGGTAGGATGGCTTGTTTATTAACATCAGGATTTACCCTTGATTGCAAAGAAGCAATCGGAGGTATCAAAAGCATCCACCTAATCAGTTGGACTGCATCTAAGTTTACCGTTGTTAGTGGCGTAGTAACCGCAACAACTGTGGTGAGCGGTGATGTATACACTTACGAGCTACCGAAAGCAACCGGCTCAATGACAAACACCACAAATGTTTCGATTGAAAACGGCACATCTTTCAACCAAGCTGACATTGCGTTCAAACTTCGCAGATTGTCAACAACCAAGCGTAACGAGATGAAACTCCTTGCACAAGGTCGTTGCTATTGCATCGTTAAAACAAACAATGACGAGTATTGGTTAGCCGGTAAGGACTTGGGTTGTGATGTGACTGCAATGGTCAGCAACACAGGTACTGCAATGGGTGACTCTACTGGATATGAGGTGACTCTATCCGCCATTGAAGCTGAAGCACCATTCTTGGTACAAGCATCAGTGATCACAACATTGGGCATTTAATTCTGCTTGATTCATAGAGAGAGAGGGTGGGCATTTGCTCACCCTTTTTTGTTACATAAAAGACAACTCGCTATTTTACATAGATGCTCCAAGTAACTAAGCAAGATTCCGAATACTGGTATGTGACCTTGACTGAAAAAGTCACGATTGCAAACCCGTATTTTTTATTTAGTATGAAGTGCAGACAAACTGATGCGGTCAAGAATTTTATATTGACTGACACATCCACTTTCAAAGAACGATACAACGAGTTCTTGTTTGATGAAGGTGTGACCGATGCCAAAACTTTGGAGGTCGGTGAACACGAGTACAATATCTACGCACAAATTTCATCTAACAATTTGAATCCATCCTTAGCGGATGAGTTGGTTGAAACGGGATTGTTGAAAGTTCTTCCATTGTTAAACAACGAGTTATTTTATCAGGTATCGTGAGCGAGAAAATCTACACAACGAATCGTGATATGGGCGTTGAACACGAAGTATCACTCACCAAGAAAACATTCACCACGAATCGTGATATGGGGTTTGAGCGAAGCGTGGATGATGTAAAGAAGAACTATGAAGTTGATGCGTTGACTGCTGCTTTTTTATTAACTGAGGATTCATTTTTATTGCTCCAAGAGGATGGAGGTCGTTTGATAGAAAGTTATGTCTAACAAGAAAATTTCACAACTTGATTCCATTGGAACTATTGATGTCAATCAAGACTCAATTCCAATCGTTGACTATTCCGAGAATGTCACCAAACGGACAAACCTTGCCAACATCGGACAAAGGGTATTGGAAGCCAGTTCAACAACAAACCTTGCAGAAGGCACAAACCTATATTTCACGAATACACGAGTTTACACGAAGGCAAAGGCAGCGTTCAAAGCTGGTTCAAACACATCCATCACCTTTGACGATGCACTTCAAACCATCACCATCGCATCTCAGGGCAATGTCCAATCCGTAAACACAAAGACGGGTGCAGTTGTATTGACAACAACGGACATAAGCGAGGGAACAAACGAGTATTTCACCGCAGCGAGAGTGAGAGCAGTCGTGTTGACTGGTATTTCATTGGTGACAAATGCCGTGATTTCTGCAACCGATTCAGTATTGGTTGCCTTCGGAAAGTTACAAGCACAGATCACCGCTAATCTTTCAACACTTACATCACACACATCCGATACAAGCAACCCACACGCTACTACAAAAGCACAAGTCGGGTTGGGCAATGTTGCCGATGTAGACACCACAAACGCATCAAACATTGCGAGTGGTACATTGGCTGATGCAAGGTTAACATCTGCCGTTACAAAGCAAGGAAACACATTTAACGGTGCATCGCAATTGGTTCAGTTGGATGCATCAACCAAACTTCCAGCAATTGACGGAAGTAATTTGACAAACTTAAACATTCCACCATCAACGGGTGGGGATTTATACTTATTCTATAACTACTAAAATGGCAGCAAATACATCACCCATATTCGCACTATCACCCGAACTTGCAATCGCAACCGTAACGACTGCGACAACCGACCGAACAGGTGCAACGATGACAAACACCGTCACGCTTTTAACTGCTGCAACAAACGGCACGAAGATCACGCAGATAGGAGCAAAGGTTGCAGGAACAAATACAGCAACTTTGGTTTTGATTTTTGTAAGTGATTCAACAGGGGCGAATTTCAAACTTTATGATGAGATTGCACTTGCACCAATTACGGCATCAACTACTGTGACATCACAAAGGGCGGTGACTGCTTACTCAGATTTGCAATTAAAAGCAGGGCAAGTTGTCAAAGTTGGAACTACTGTTGCAACTGCTGCTGGGGTTAATATATTTGCAATCAAAGGAGATTATTGATGCCGGACTTTGGGATAATGCGTGGGTTTAATGAGAAGTTGTTTGGTGACAAGTTAGTCGCTGGGCAATTGCCTACGCAGTTAGGAATTATAGGAAGTCAAGAAGTATTTGATACTGACGCTGATGCACAAGCGTTCTTTGATAGAGTAACTGCGGCAGGTGGTACATTGTCTGCCACCGAAAAAACTGCAGTTGATACGCTTGTAAAACAAATGAAACTTGATGGAACTTGGACACCTATGAAAGCCATTTATCCAATGGTGGGAGCAAGTGCGGCAGCGTGTGCGCAGAACTTAAAGAGTTCAAGTTTTACGGGTAGTTTTACAAGCGGTTGGACTTTTGCGAGTACTGGGGTAAAGCCAAATGGTACGAGTGCGTATTTTAACACTACCGTAAATGATTTAAATGATTTAGGAGCAAACGCAACCATCGCAACTTATATTAATGCAAACGGTAGTTTAACAAGCGGTTGGGAATTGGGAGTGTTTGCCTCTCCTGCTATTGTTGGTATGTCTATTGCGAATGGAGGAAGTTCAAACTTTATTAATATTAAATCAGGCGTTTCTGCAGTATATAGTGAAGGTTATGTAGGTGGTTTATTTTTGGGAACTACTAATGGCACAACAAATCAAGTTTATAAAAATGCAACTAACAAAGGCAGTAATTCTCAAACAACAACAGGAATAAATTTATCACATTATATTGGGGCATTAAATCAAAGTCCGACTCCTGGTATTTTTGGTGATAGAAGAACTGCTTTTACTTGTTATGCAAATTCTACATTTACGGGTACCAATGTTTCAAACCTTTACACCGCCGTTCAAGCATTTCAAACAACCCTTTCAAGACAAGTATGATAGGTTATACACTTACACCCGAACAAAAGGATTTGATACAAGGTCAATATTTTGCAACTGACATTTTTTTCAACTGCGTTCAAGATATCAATGGCGTTTGGTTTTTGTTTTTATCCGAGCAAGATATCCCATTGGTTGAAGCATCACAATACGCTTGGGTTCTCACCTTACCCCAAGCCGAATACATCCCACCACCACCACCACCTTTCCCGATATGAAACTAAGCGGTCGTTCTTGGATCGCTTTGATAATTGCGTCAGTCATTATGCTGACCTTTCTTTCCGTGCAGTCAGCACTTGTTTTCAAATACATTGAGCCGACCTATACATCGGCT